AAGTAAACAAAGAAAAGAAGTAACTTCCGCGGAGTAGCTCAGAGGTAGAGCACTGGACTCATAATCCAGAGGTCGTAGGTTCGATTCCTTCCTCCGCAACCAATTAGGAGAATGTAATGAGTGATTTTGATTTGAGTTTATTTAAACATTCGTATAGAATTGATAAAGTAGGTATATTAAAAAAGCATCAAGATTTTGAAAATGTTGTATGTGAGATTAGGCATTATGTTGATATTACATATGAAGTTAGTAAAAATGCCAAATATGAAACTTCAATATTTAGAGTTATAAACTTAAATCTAAGTGATATGGAAAATTTTGTTCCTCATGAACAACTAACACATGAAACTTATATTAAGTGGATTGATATGAGTTCAGATTTAAACCTGGTATTAATGCAAGCCAAAGAACAAATATTCCCAAATAAATACTATGTAGATTATAAGGAACAGAAATGACCTGGAATAAAATTTATAAAGATTTTCAAGAAGGTGAATCATTAGACGATATCGATCCTGTCAAACAACAGGATGATAAACATGAAGATGAGGAGTGGGATTATCTATCTAGAGAAATCGAGCGCAAGAAAAAAGAAAATGAAAAAATAGGTAGAGGTATTGATCCGGGTTATTAATAAAACCGGTCTATTGAGGGTCCAGTTATAAAACCATTCATCATCATTCCTGGATAATAATGTTTTACCATATACATTACCAACCAAGCTTGATAGTCTTTATATAACCCTATATAAAAATTATTTACTATCATCATTCTTGGTTTTTTCATCCTTAATTTCCCTCATCATCAACACAATATTAATTTTTTGGTTTAACCTAATCAAATCATTATCCAACATTCGTATTCGGTCTATCAATCCAATTAAAACTGAACTAGCTTCACCTAAAACTGGTTTAACTTCTTGTGTAGCCCATTTCCAAACATAAAATATAAGGTAACCCATACCACCAGCAGCAATAATTGGAAAACCATATTTGTTAATTAAATCTGCTATATCGGACATTAATCTTTCCTTGCATCTGTTTTACCATCGGCTCGTGCAATTCGGTCAACATCAGGTTTTACACCCATAGCGCTTGACATTAGGGTATCAATTCTGATAACATCATGGTTCATTGTTTTAACACGATTATCAAGTCCAGTAATAATACCACTTAATGACTTGATAGAGGAGGTAACTCCAGCTAAAATGAATTTTACTGTTAGGAACACAAAGTAACCGGCAGATATTGCAGCGGCAATTGGGAATCCAAGCTCAGCAACTAATTTGAAAAAATCCATATTTTTATATTGACATTTATTGGTTATTCTGATATAATCAATAAACCATCGATATAAGTATCATACATGGTTATTTATAACTATTATTTTTAAAAAGGAAAACATATGGAAATCAAGATATTAAAGCTTATTACAGGCGAAGAGGTACTAGGAGAAGTTGAAATTGAATCAGAGACAGAGGTAGTATTGGTAAACCCTGTTGGTGTAGCCATAGTTCGTGGTAAAGATGGTCAACCCAATGTTGGTTTTGCACCATTCCCAATGCACGCTGACCAAAAAACAGGTGAATCTATTGCCTTTGCTAAGAGAAATGTGATATACTCCTATGTTCCAGCAAAAGAATTTGTAGATAATTACAATCAAATTTTTGGTTCTGGCATTGTACTTCCTAATAAACAACTAATTGTAGGTTAAATTTGAATTTTTATACAAGCGTTCAAAGTTTTAGTAATTACATCCTCTATCGAGGTGTTAAAAATGGTAAGAGAGTGAAAGAAAGAATTGAGTATTCTCCTTCACTTTTTATGCCATCCAAACGTATAACTAACTTTACCAATCTACAAGGTGAGTATCTTGACCAAAAGATATTTCCTGATATTCGTGCGGCCAGAGAATACATCAAACAATTTGATGGAGTATCCAATGCACATATGATTTATGGCCAAACTAGGTATGAATATGCCTTTATTGCTGATGAACATAAAGGTATGGTTGATTATGACTTTGATAAAATTTCAATTGCCGTAGTCGATATTGAGGTTGGTTCTGAGAATGGGTTTCCTGATCCATATGAAGCCAACGAACCAATCACAGCCATTACTATGAGTTATCTAAATGGTGATACATTTGTATTTGGTTGTGGAATCTATGAGGTTCAAGGTAAAGAAATCTATGTGAAGTGTAAAGATGAACATACCTTATGTAAGAAGTTTCTGGAACTATGGGTTAAGAAGTGTCCTGACATCATTACAGGCTGGAACTCCAAGTTCTTTGATATACCATACATCATCAATCGTTTTCGTAAGATACTTGGTGAGCCTGAAACTAAGAAATTATCACCATGGAATTTTATTGGTGAGCGCAAGACAGTCATCAATGGTCGCCAACAGATTGCATATGAAATACTAGGTGTTGCCGCACTCGACTATATAGAATTATACAGATGGTATGCTCCTGGCGGTAAGTCACAAGAGTCGTATCGTTTAGATGCAATATCACAGGTTGAGTTGGGTGAAGGCAAGATATCTTATGATGAGTATGATAACCTACACACATTGTATCGGCTGAATTACCAAAAGTTTATTGAGTATAACATTCGTGACGTTGAACTTATCCTAAGATTTGAAGATAAGTTAAAACTACTCGAACTGGCAGTAACTTTGGCATACGACACCAAATCAAACTTTGAAGATGTTTTTGCACAGACCCGTATGTGGGATGCGATGACTTATTCCTATCTCTTAGAGAAGAACATCATTGTACCACCTAGAGTTATCAAAGAAAAAGATTCAGCCTTTGAAGGTGCCTATGTTAAAGAGGTACAAGTTGGTTTACATGATTGGGTTGCTTCATTTGACCTGAACAGTTTGTATCCACACTTGATGATGCAGTACAATATTTCTCCTGAGACATTGATTGAACCTCAGGACTATACAGATGAAATGCGTGAGATACTCTCTCAAGGTGTTTCTGTGGATGCTTTATTGAAGAAATCAGTTGATACTTCTAGTTTGGTGAACGCAACATTAACACCAAACGGACAATTTTTTCGAACAGATATTCAAGGCTTCTTGCCAAGAATGATGGAAGAAATGTATACAGACAGAAGTAAATTTAAGAAATTAATGTTGCAAGCTAAGCAAGAATATGAGAATGAAAAAGATGACTCTAAGAAGTATGAGATTGAGAAACGAATTGCCAAGTTTAACAACATCCAACTAGCAAAGAAAGTTTCACTAAACTCCGCTTACGGTGCTTTAGGTTCTCAATACTTTAGATTTTACGATTTAAGAATGGCTCTTGCTGTCACCCTAGCCGGTCAATATTCAATTCGTTGGATCGAGGCCAAATTAAATCAATACATGAATAAGTTATTGGAAACTAAAGATGTTGATTACGTTATTGCGAGTGATACTGATTCGATTTATCTACGCCTTGGAGGACTTGTTACTAAAGTTTACGACAATAGAGTGGATGATATCAACGCTATTATCCGATTCATGGATAAGGTTTGTGATGATAAATTGCAACCGTATATTGATAGGTGTTATCAGGAGATTGCTGATTATACTAAAGCTTATGCGCAGAAGATGCAGATGAAGCGTGAAGGCTTGTCCAACAAAGGTATCTGGACTGCCAAGAAAAGATATATTCTAAATGTATATAACAATGAGGGTGTTCAATATAACGAACCAGACATGAAAGTTATGGGTTTGGAGATGGTAAAATCTTCAACACCACAAGTTATCCGTGAAAAGATGAAGCAAGCAATTAAGATTATGATACAAGGAACGGAACAAGATATACATACCTTTATTGCTGACTTCAAAGAAGAATTTAAGAATCTACCACCAGAAGATATCTCCTCACCACGTGGATGTAACGGATTGGCTAAATACTATGATGCAACATCCTTTTACAAGTTGGGAACACCAATTCATGTGAAGGGTGCCATTTTATACAACTATTATCTTAAAGAAAAAGACCTTACTAAAAAATATCCTTTGATTCAAGAAGGTGAAAAGTTAAAGTATAGTTATCTAAAGATGCCAAACCCATTCAAAGATACTGTAATATCATTCCCAGGTAGATTACCAAAAGAATTTGGATTACATGATTACATAGATTATGATACCCAATTTGACAAAGCCTTCGTTGAACCAATTAAAGTAATATTACAATGTATGGGTTGGAAAACTGAAAAGACAAGCACACTAGAGGATTTCTTCTCATGATTTTTTTAACACTACTATCAGCATTATTATTATCTGGCATTGCCGGATATTATTCTATACTTGGCCTAGCCGCAATCTTTACAGGTGCGTTTTGGCCAATCGTTTTTATGGGGTCGGTTCTTGAATTGAGTAAATTAGTTACTACATCATGGCTGTATCGTAATTGGGAAACCTGCCCCTTTTTATTAAAGACATACTTAACATCAGCTGTTGTTATTCTTATGCTGATTACAAGTATGGGTATTTTTGGTTTTCTATCAAAAGCACACATTGATTCAACAATGGATTCAGGTGCTAATGTTGTTGAGATTAAAATATTAACACAACAAGAAAAGATTACCAAAGAGAGATTAGAATATCTATTGGCTCGAGCTAAGGATCCTTCAACGGCAAGTAATCGTTTAGACAAGCAAATTCAAGATACACAAAAAGAATTAACCGAAATCAATAAGAAACGATTACCATTACTCAAAGAGTCCAACAAATTAGTGGCAGAAGTTGGTCCAATAAAATATGTTGGTGATATGATATATGGTACAGATGATGACAATGCCATTGATAAAGCAGTAAGATTGGTAATCATGTTAATCATGGTTGTATTTGACCCCTTAGCTGTGTTATTATTGATAGCAGCAAACATATCAATGCAACAAAGAGTTAGAATACCAGAAGTAGTAAAAGAATCTGGTGATGTAACGGGAACGGTTAAAGTTGATATAGAAAACATAGCCGACATTGAAGAAGGTGATGGTCGTAAGAAAAGAGGGTTTCCCAATAGAAAGGGAAAACTAGAACCTAAGTATGATTATGATGCTGAATACGCATTTCGTGAAAAGGAAATTAAATGAGTACACTTGACAAAATTAAAAAGAACAGTAGTGTTAAAGAATCGGCTATATTATCTAAGTCGAAATTTTTCACTAATAAGGATATGATATCCACATCGGTGCCAATCATCAATGTGGCTTTGAGTGGTAAACTGGATGGTGGTTTAACACCAGGTCTTACAATGTGGGCTGGACCATCGAAACACTTTAAGACCGCCTTCTCACTTTTGATGGCCAAATCCTATCTGGACAAATATAAAGATGCTGCACTACTTTTTTACGACTCTGAGTTTGGTACTCCCCAATCTTATTTCGATTCTTTTGGTATTGACACTAATAGGGTGTTGCATACTCCTCTTACTGATATTGAACAGTTGAAACATGATGTGATGCAACAACTAACACAGCTTGAACGTGGCGATAAACTAATCATCGTAATTGATTCGATTGGTAACCTAGCATCAAAGAAAGAAGTTGATGATGCAGTTGAAGGTAAATCTGTGGCTGATATGTCCAGAGCTAAACAAGTTAAATCATTGTTTCGTATGGTCACACCACATTTGAATCTAAAAGATATTCCAATGGTTGTAGTGAATCATACTTACATGGAAATTGGTATG